ACTGAAAAACTTGTCTTCATTGCATCATTTTTCTGGTTAATGAACTGGGGAACCCGTGTAACTTCTGCTGCGATCAATGCTTTATCTTGACATCACTGGAAAGGCACCTAAAAGGCGCTGTAAGAAGGTTGTAGAGTGGTTTAAGGCAAAGTATATGCCTAACCACCACCTAGACATTACAGTCGCTCACAGAGGACTTAAGAGGGAACATGCTCAAGGGTTCTGCACTGTTATGGACTGCGATCATCGCCCCCGTGAGTTTCTGATTGAAATGGAAACTACTCTTAAAGAGCAGGATTACATCACTGTTCTTTTACATGAACTCTGGCATGTTTATCAGCATGTTAGTGGTTCACTACGCGATAAGCGTGGTGTGAGACATTGGAAAAATGTTGATTCTAATAATCTTGCCTACAAAGATCAACCCTGGGAACACGAAGCAGTTGACATGGAGATGAAACTCTACAACTGCTATATGGGACTAGGCCCTGAATCTTTTGGTAAGGGAACACCATTCCCCAATCGCTTGACAAATTCTTAAATCTCTCTATAATACCTTTGTGAAGGTTGATCAAACTATGAAAACCGAGTTCATCTGCGTCAAACCAAAGTCATCCAAAGCTAAGAATCGCTTTGCTAATGAGATGGATTTGCTTCATTCTTGCAGAGTTGAGAAGCGTGAGGATGGAAAAGTTTTCCTAGCATCTATCAGTGGTAAATACTTCTTTTGGATAAACGAATTATCCGATGATCACTGGGAAGTTATCACATGATAGAATTTCTTTTAAGTACATCCTTATCTTGCGCTGAAGCAAGTGACATAATTATTAGGATGGAAAAACAACGCGAAAACATGGGCAATCAAGTTGTTAATGAACTTATCCATGAAGTAAAAAACTATGTACCGGAGTGTTTTAATGAAGGATCAGTACAGCATCAATGATGAAGAATCAAAGCAAGACAAATGGAATCGAGGACTCGATTTATTCATTGAATCTGTGCTAAAACCAGATCCTGCATTACGTCAATGTGCTCACAATCAACGCTGTTATCATGAATTAATGGATGTTAGATCTGATATCCTTGAGTATCTTAAATCAAAACGGTGGAACTAATGACTGCACTTATTGAACCATCAGATCCTCGTTATTTTACTGAGACATCTGGTGAATCATATGATCGACACACTTACAAGATTGTTAGTAAGACTGGTGAGACAATCAATGTCGATAACTGGTTGCAAGCAAGAGAAATTTGGTGGAATAGAAAAGCATTTTTATCACATGTAGAAGTTCTTGATATTAAAAAATCAAAAGGATTTAAGTAGTGAAATGATTAAACATACAAATGAAAAGATTCCTTTAATACTATCATTCTTAGCATGTTTATTGTTTGCATTGAGTATCATTATCGCTGGATATATACACGGTAATATGCATCTTCTAACGGTATTGAAAAATGCAAGAAGTTGAAATTTATTATGTTAGTGGAGAATACCCAGTATTTACAACATTTTTAAATCATTCTTCAGAAGAGATTAGAAGTATTAAAGAAAGAATAATTGAATATCGTAAAGAAAATCCAAAATCAAATAAAAGTAATGTAAAAGCCTGGCATTCTAATTACAAAACACATGAACTTACAAGATGTTTTGATGATATAAATCGACGTATAGTAAGTGAATGTGATATCATATTTAATAAATTTAATGACACCAACGATGTATTAAATGTTTATGATATGTGGGTAAACATTTATGAGAAAGGAGATTATACCGCACTGCACAGTCATTTTCCAGGAGATTACTCTTGTTGTTATTATGTTGATATTGAAGAAAACTCTTCACCTATTAAGTTTCCCCCTAAATTGGAAATATTTCCTAAGAATGATATGTTAGTTCTTTTTCCAGGAAAGCTTTATCATGAAGTTCCACCAACAAATGGAAAAAGAATAATGATTGCAATGAATTTAGATTATCCCGCCCGCCCTCCGAACTCGCCAACTTATATTCGATATTCGTAATGAATTTTACATCAGAAGAATTGAAGTATCTGTATCATGTTTTATCTACTGCCAGTTCTTATACTATTGCTAGAGGTGAGCAAATCGATCATCCAACAGTAAATCACAAACAACTGCAACAAAAGATTAAAGAACAAATTGAAAAAATCCACTGGAAATAAATTTGGTTTCAATTTATTATTGACAACTACAAAAATGAAACGTCCTAGTCTACTTGATGCATCAGGTTCAGTAAAATTTCCATATGAAACTTTTCCATGGAGACTTGAATTAAAAGATGTAGTGTGTCACTTTGAATGCAAAGAACACATGGTAAAGTATCTCAACAGATACGACTACAAACCCAAAGATGTGAAAATTTCTAATCGTTATGGCGAAAAGTATCAATTCCGAAGAAAGAAAAAGAAATCTACATAGTGATAGATGCGAAACAGGTATGAGCGATGAGTTACCTATCAAACCGCACACACAGATTTTAGTTCTTAATAATAGTTACGAACCAATTAATGTTACAAATTGGAAACGCGCTATCGTTCTTCTTCTTAAAGAAAAAGCACAGGCATTGTCAAAACGAGTAATCAGATTAGTTAATTACATTCGCATCCCATTTGCAAAGATTGTTGCTCATACACCATCAAGAGCAATGATTTACAAGCGAGATAACAACAAGTGTCAGTATTGTGGAGCTACACGATCACTCACTATTGATCATATTATTCCTCGTAGTAAAGGAGGAGAAGACGCCTGGGATAATCTTGTAGTTGCATGTTCATCTTGCAATATCAAGAAGGGTGATAAACTTCTTGAGCAAACTAATATGAAACTTGCAAGAAAACCTTTTACGCCATATAATAAAGTACAGTTTTCATTATCTGGCAATCAAGTGCCTGAATGGCAGGAGTTTTTATTTGTATGATGAAACAATACCCTTACGAAGTTACTTACAAACTTAATAGTACAGGTAACAAAAGATTTAACAAAAGAGTAGAAGCAGCAAGTCAAGCAGAAGCAAAAAGATTGTTTGAGTCTGATATGCCATCAGCAACTATTTTATTTGCCACACCACTACCACAGAATCGACGATGAAATCTCCTAGACAAATGAAATCCAGAACATATTATTATTTCTGGGCATTTATGGCACTCACTGTATTTTTCGGGCAACTTTATGTTGGATATGGATACCGTCTTATGCACGGAAGTATGCTTGATCTGATGAACAAAGTTGACGGAGTTCTTTTATATGAACAAAGGGACAGAGAAGGTAAATACTTTTAGAATTGTATCAACACTCTTAAAAGAATATAAAATTTGTTATGATTTGCTGATAAATGTATTAAAATAATAGAAATTTAGGATCGCCTATGACTCTTCCAAAGGATAAAAAACCAAAAAAAGAAGAAATTGACAGCATGAAGATTGCAGTCAATGAGTCTGGTATCCGTGCAATTCATCCAGATAAAATGGAAGATTTTGCCGCACATATGGTAGAGAAGTTAAAAGAACAAACAAAGTGACAGTTGCATAAGCGGCACACGGGGGGTTTCGCACCCCCCTTTTTCACGTATTATTAAAGAGTCAAAGCAATCAACACATGACTGCAACAACAATCCGCGACTATTTCAGCGATTCTAATATCGTTTCTGAGATTGTTCGTGAACTCAACATGGAGATCGGGTTTTGTCCCATTCTTCGTAATCTCAAGCGAGAGAAGGATTATAGCGTCATTGACAACGACAGCATCACATTCCGTGAACTAGGGGCCGAAGATCGGAATGAGGTGTTTGTCTATCTGGGACGCATCCTTGAGTCAGTTCTTACTTGCCAACTGGCAAAATGCGATTCCTTCGACATAAAGAAGGATCGTAGTTCTTCTGGCGATGTTACCATCAATGGACGCATCTGGGAGATCAAAGGAACATCTGGTAAGAACTCTTGGACTGGTTCTACACATGCCACCAAGAAAGAAGATGACAAAATGGACTTCATCGGTATCAAATACGGACTGAATGAAGACATCAATGTTTTTGACATCTTCACTGGTGATTCTAAACTGATTGAAGAAATCTTCATCGGTGTATTCGATCAGATCGAATTGATCCGCCGTGGTAGTGCTACCCAGTCTAATTCTCGCACTTCTCTTCTTATTGGTATTGATGAGTATGAGACAGTTAAGGAGCAAGTTGCATGGGGTTGGTTCAAGAAACCACAACGCAATGGTAAGTATCTGCAACTATGTGCCGCTTGAGGTAGTGGCACACGGGGGGTTTCGCACTCCCCTTTTTCACGTATTATTAAAGAGTCAAAGGAACACACCATGGCAACTCGCTCACGCATCGGCATCGAACTGAAAGACGGTTCTATTTTGTCTGCCTATCATCACTGGGATGGTTATCCTCAGTGGTTGGGACGCATCCTGACTACTCAATACAACACCCGCGAACAGGCAGCAGAACTGATTGATGGCGGTGATATGTCATCTTGCTGGAGTGATGATGTATGGGGCGAGAAACTTCCTGAAGGTGAATATGCTCCCGAGTATTATTCTGCTCGTGGTGAGAATTGCCCTCCTCGGTATGATCAAACCCGTGAAGGGTATCTGTCTGATGGTGAAGAGTATTCTTATATCTTCACAAATGCGGGTTGGGTATGTTATGATATGAATGAGTTTAATGACAACGATCCTGAAATCGTTGAAATACCCTCTGGAGCACTTGCAGTATGATCGGAGTACCATTGATTGTAGATTTAGAAGAACTGGAGGTGCTGCAAACCGCCCTCCAGAAGTTGCCTAAATCTGATAGCAAAAGTCCAAAAGTCTCTTTGCTTTATAATAAAATTGTTTCTGTTAAAGAAGCGATTGAATTTCAAGAACTTTACCTCACGGATCCGCGCAATGACTGACACCGAAAAGAAGTATTGGCAAGACATCGCCACCGATTTCTGGAAAGAAGTTGAAAAAGAAGCAGAGGAACTTGAAGTAACTGTTGATTATTACATTGAGGAGTTTTTTACATCATGACACAACAAAAACACCCCGAATCGGAACAACAACCACATCCAGAATCAGAACAACAAGGACATGAACAATCATGACTGAAGATCAAAAGTTTAAAGTTATCATTGAGGAAACCAATGGATGGTTTCTTTATGATAAAAACGCACAGCATCTTACAAAAGCTGATGGTATTAAGTGGGTTGATAATGCCATGAGAGATGGTATCTCACCTGATAGATTGCGCGTTGTTCGACAGGAGTGGGGACAATGATTGGAAACCTTGAACCTGAAGAATCTGTAATGGGCGACAATGTTATTTCTTCTCGTAAAGCAATCGCTGTATGTAATCAGGGAGTTGTTCAGCAACTTTATGATGTAATTGCGAAACTTGGTTGGGATTGCTATGATGATGTCATGGTAGAAATTGGTGGAACTCAGGTTTCTGGTATTCATCAACCTGAAAATTACAATAAAAAATGGGGAGCACCTTATGGTGCTCGCAAGTACAATAAAGATGCGTTTATTGTTATCAAGAATCGTACTCGTTCTCCATTTGATCCATCAAAACCAAATCCTGATCTTGTGGCATATCATCTCAAACCAGAAGTTCCTACTATTGAAGTTGCTGATCAGAAAATTGCAATCCAACAAGATGAAGAGGCAATCCGTGCTGCAATTAAGAAGAGTGATGACGAAAAGGGATATGATACTTATAGTAAGTGAGGGTTTAGAATGATCAAACCTGACATGATTGTAACCTGGAAAGATCATCTTAAGAATGGATTGATCTGGAAAGCAAATGTCGAACTTGCGATGGAAGATGTTGGCGAGTCCAGTTTTTATTCCGTTGATGTTTATGTTGTAGCACCAAATCAAAGTCTTGCTCAATATATTGTAACTACGATGTATCCAGAGTTTGATAGCTTGTGTATTGATGATGAACCTATGACACCGGAAAGTTATAGTGAAGCATTTGAATAAAAATGATTGAACTTCCACCTGATTTTATTCATGAACCACCTAAAGGTTATCATTATGAAGTTGAACAATTCCGACACAATGTTCATCGCATTTGCATTGTCAATGATGGTAGTTTCTCCTATACTGATGTGGCACCTAAGTCCGTCTGGGGATTCTACAATGCAAAAAAGAGAGTCTATTTCGCGCCTATTAACTTCTCCAAGTGTGGAAATCAGGTAGACATTACTAATACTCGTCCCTATACTGCAATGCAGTTGAACTTAAATCCACTTGAATATGCATTATATTCCTAGAGTTGATGATTATGTAAAGTGGAGAGGTATTGAAGGTTGGGTGTATTTTGTTGACAAAGAATACCTAACGATTGAAGTTGGAGTTAAACCAAAAGAAGATGACTTAGTGCCAATGCACAAGAAACATCATATTCTAATTGTATGTCATCATTGGGATTGGCATGAGTTAGAGTATATTAAAAACAGAAGAGGCGACATTGACACCTACAAATCACAAGTAGGTAGGTATTCAGATCCCCAGTAAATTATCATGATTAAATATCAAGTTTCATACAAAAAACCGAAGAAGAAAGGTTATGCTTGTCATAAAGCAGTCTTCTATAAGATTGAAGATGCAATGTTCTGGGAGGAACATGTAAAGAACAACCTGGAAGGCAGGGACGTTCAACTAACTGTCCACTGATTCAACTACTGCCACTTAATTCCTGTATATTAAAAGAGTCAAACAAACGACATTATGTTTTTCGAGTTCACCGACACCCCTCAAATCGAAGAAGTTCTTTACATGAACGATGAGTCCATTGATCAATTCCTTGACGAACAAGGTGACATTATTGGTATGAATGTTGAGTGTAATGAGCTTGATACAAATATGACTGTGTAATTATCAACTTACATAGATACCTTTGTATCGGTTGTTGAGGAAACTCTAACAACTTATAAAAAGCATTAAAGGCATCCTAAATAAGGGTGCCTTATTTATTTTTATGACACCTCACAAGTACGATCACATACTAATCCACAGAAATCCATACAACAACAAACCAATCACAATAGAATACAGAGATCCTAAATTCATACAAACACGAATCTATTTTCAGTGTGAGAGTGACTATTTCAGGAGAAAAAAGACAAAAGTATAACTGTCACAAGGGGGGTTGCAAAACCCTCTTTTTTATGCAATGATGTAATCATGAAAAACATTCATCTCCAACACCCCGAAGATTCTATCCTCTCGGGTGATCTTTCCGTTCTTGATTGGTTCCTGACTCCTTCACATCTTTCTGTAAAGATGGATGGATCTCCTGCTACTGTGTGGGGCAAAAATCCTGCTACTGGTAATCACTTTGTTGGGACTAAATCTGTCTTCAATAAAGTAAAAATCAAGATCAATGAGTCACATGATGACATCGACAAAAATCATGAAGGTGAAGTCGCTGAAATCCTTCATGCTTGCTTTGATTATCTTCCTTTTACAGATAATGTCATCCAAGGTGACTTTATTGGTTTCGGCGGGAGTGATACTTACACTCCTAACACACTCACTTACATCTTCGACGATGTTGTGACACAAAATATCATCGTAGCACCTCACACTTTCTATGAATGTGAGAATGATCTGCGCGACGCTATTGCATATCCGATGGAGTATTTCAATATCCCAAGCACCGAGCATGTAAAAATGGTGCAACCAAAGTGTTGGGAAGTTGATGAAGATTTCAGCGAGATTGTTGGTTTCGCTCGTCAGATGGCACAACTGGTGAAGTTTGTTGATGAGAAAGAAGCAGCAAAACTTAGAATCGAATTGAACAAATGTATCCGCAAAGGTGTCGATGTTGTGCCAGATACATTCGACAATTCTATGCTGATTTCTTTCTGGTTCTTGATTAAATCTATCAAGGATGATGTGTTGTTTATGTGCCGCAATAATGGCCCTAAAGCATACATTGGTTGGAAGCGATGTGGGGGCGAAGGTTATGTTCGCAGCAATGAGTTTGGCACCTATAAGTTAGTCAATCGCTATGAGTTTTCTCGCGCAAACTTCAACAATATGAAAGCATGGGGACAGTCCTGATAGTGTCCACAGAGGTGCCCAGAAGCGCCTGTAGCGTGTATTATTAAAGAGTCAAAGGAATTCCCCATGACTACTGAATTTGCTGATTTCGTTGCAACTCAAGATGCAAAGAACACAATTCAACTGAATGTGCGTAAGTACACTCTGATGCTGTGCGATTGCCTGCTGCAAGATTTTCAAAGCAAGCACAAATCTGATTACAAGTTCTAC